AGCGAGGTGTAGGTACACCGAATCCGTGTCACTGGCAATCACATAATCCACGTCGGTCGTTTTGAGTAACCCGTTCAGGAATTTGTTCAGCCTGTCACCAATCCAGCGGATACCGAGTTGGCCGGCCAACGTGACACCTTCGGCAATCCGAATGTCGAAGAACCTGAAGTACTCAGAGCCCATGGCGCCGTAGGCGGAGTTGAGACCTACCTTTTTGGCCAACTGAAGGTTCTTAAACTTTGAAATCAGCAAGCCCAGTTCTTTCTTCCGTGCATCGTCCATGCATTCTTCGCGTTCCTTTTCCAATTCAATTTGCTTGCTCTTGTAGTGGACTCGGGCAGCATACATGGTGCTCATGATCTCAGCGAGGAATCCAACGCGAGTCGTATCGAAAAACTGACCATTAGGCGTCATCGTGCAACCCACGAGGCCGTCGAGGACAATCTTCTTTTGGAGCAACGCTTCCACTGAGATACCCTGAGCCAGCACCGCTTTCATTTCGGGAGTGTGACGCTCAGGTTCAATCAATGTCTCGGGTGACATGTTATACTGCATGATCAGGTGGGGATACAAGCTGTCCAAGTCGAGACTCATCAGCCACTCAAAGAGACCTGTCTGCGGGTCCTTGACATACGCACCCTCATACGCTTCCTCTTTTTCCTCTCCCTTTTTGGGAGGAATCACGATACCTTTGCGGTGGAGGTGGTTGTAGGTGATCGCATCCCACATACGCACCTGAAAAAACGCGTCCTCATAGTTCGTCTTGTTGTCGTAAGCCAGCAAAACCGCCATATCAATAAGACGACCTTTGTCATTCAGCTTCTCGACCAGTTCGACGTCGTGAATGTTATACTCGATAAACTTTTGGAAATTGTCTCGGTACAGATTATGGAGGGTTTCGTATTCCTCGTAGTTGACTTTGCGTTCACCCAGTTCGACGTGGGCGATATAGTCGAGCTTGTAGGATTCTTGGTTGGACTTGGGGGCATACTTGTTATAGAGTTGAAAATAGTCAAGCATAGAGATACCAAGAAGTTGGTAGGTGGTGACGGGTTTGCCGAACTTGGATTTCTCTTCGCGGCGCGACACTTTACCCCAGGGTGACAACCACTTGGCTTGCTCCTCACTCAAGACCGAGCAGATTCGTCCGACCAGGTAGGGAATATCGAACGTCTTGACGCTCCACCCCGTTATAATGTCGGGAGCTTTGTCGTGCCAAAGTTGCATAAACGCAGTCAGGAGATCGATTTCCTGTCCACACGGCACCCAGTGAATATCTGCACGATGGGGTGCATAGTTCCCACACCCAAAGACATAATACTGTGGGTCGTTGGAAAATTTGACGGTGATAGCGGTAACGGGATTGAGGCAGGTATCGACATCAGGCATCCGGTGTTCCGTGTCAACTTCGATATCGATGTAGGCGGTCACGACATGGGCAATGTCCCATTCCATAACCTCTTCGGGATGCTGTTCTGCGATGAAGGCCGTCGCAAAGTTTTGCTGCCCGTAGATCGTGAAACCTTCCACGTCCTCATACCTTTTAATATGTTCCTTGGCCGCATAGATCGACTCGAATACTTTGGGTTCGACAGGATAACCTTGGAGGGTTTTCCACTTGACAGGAATATCAGGGATATTGGAGGGCATGAACAGTGTCGGGGCATACGGAATCTTCCGCTGCACCCGACGACCGTTTTCGATACCGCGATAGTAGATAAAGTTACCGTGAGCGGTAACGTTCGTGTAGAAAGGTTTGGACATGGACTATGATAGCACACTCACAGGAGATTGTCAACCGTTAATCCCAGGAGGCAGCACGAGACCAGAGAACAATTGCTTATAGTGGTTGAGCAGGTCTTGTACCGGTGTGACGACCGTTAAAATATCGGTCACATGAAGGGGAATACCGGTTTTGTATTCTTCGACGTATTCGAGGAATGGTCCGAAACCAATCTGGGCTTGTCCCTGTCCAGGTGTCTTACTGGGTATCAGTCCCACGGACACCGCATTCTTTACCACGACCTTTCCTTGGCTATGAATCGACGCGTCACTAGGTTCGGTAGACACGATCTCCCCCATCAACTGAAACCCATTGTTGAGCACGATAACCTTGATATCACCCATGATTATTCACTCCCTTATAGTTTAGAAACGGTGTCATATCCGGTGACACCCATCCGGCGGGCTTCAAAATTTTCCCGTCTGCTCGTCGCCTCAGTTGTGAAGTAATAGGATCAAATTGTAGTTTGTCCATGTTCGCTCTGGTCAATTCTTTCCAGGCTCCCTCAACGTCCCAACCGCGAGCGATACAATAGCCGAGGACCACCCAAATCAAGTCTACCGCCTCGTTAAGTTTGTTGTCATCAGTGGGGGCATCTACAAACTCTGCATACTCTTCGTCGATCAGATTATTGTAGATACCGGTCGTTCGCCCATCCTGTCCTATTGCCTCAATAAACACCGATACATCATCACGCATACTCATGGTTGGAGTCCTACCAGATAGGTGGTTTTCCCGTTCACATTGACCGCGGTATAGGTTTCTTTTCTGTGCTTGTCCACGAGGAACTGACCGTGCACCCATCCAGAATTCGGTTGTCCTGGCGTGTAGAATTCCAGAATGATCTTGTCGAAGTCTGGAAGATTCTTGCTGCACCAGACCGCCAACTCGTAGTTGCTGATACCGTCCACTTCAAAATCTACTGCTTGACCAGTGCAGTGCTTGCTGAGTTTGTCAATCGTTGAGGTCAGAGGGTTGACAGACATGTTCAATGCGAGGGATCGGTACCCGGAATTGACTCGCACAGGACCGAATACGTTCCGCACGGGTTCCAGAATATGCACACACACCAACACCAAATTGTTCAAGTGCTGATCGGTAGGTGTATTGTCTATGCCTAATCTCAGTGCGGTATCCGAGCGTGTCATTTCCCGATATGAGAAGTGTGGTGATAATTGGCTCATGTCCAGAGTCCTCCTCGAATTTCTACCAAGAGCTTTAACATTTCTGTATCTTCTTTCTCGTATTTATTCTCAAGTTCCCCCTGGGATTCCAGGTACGCCGAATACTCAGGCGAGAAGCTGATGACATTGTTTGGTCCAATAATACGGTTATCAGATCCAGTAAACCCACCCATAAATGGTTCTACTCGGGCAGGACGCGAACGAGTCCAGAAACGATAGAGCATGAACACTTCTTGAGCCTGTTGGGCTTGACTGGGCATGTCTTTTAGACTCATGGCCCATCTGAGGTGATGGAGACCGCGGCGAACATTGCGACCAGGAGGCAGCAACCAATGAAGCAAAGGAAGATCATGAATGATCCGGTAGACTTTCTGACCGGTGCTCTCAAAATAATAGGGACCCCAATGTGAACCAAGTTCCTGTTCGACAAAATTTACGAGGACTTGAAACATCACATGAAGCAAAATGGTATCGGCATCGCGGTAATGACCGCGAGGACAATCTGGGTGCCTGATAACTACGCGGTCACTGGGGCAGATCCATCGATTGTGAATGTAAGCTAAGGTGTCACGAATCATACAAATCTCTCCTCGACATCAACAAAAAATTGTTCAACGTAACATAGGGCAAAAGCGAGTTCTATATCAGAACACTTGTAGTGGTTCTGAATATCCTCAGGCCTCATACCTTTGAGACCAAGGTAGGGCCAATCCGTGCAGAGGTTGTTGTGCCACAGCGCCAACTTTTGAGAAGTCTTGGATGGACCCGAGCCACTTGAGTAGGTGTCATCATGATAGAATGAGTACCAAGCGGAGTCTGGTGAAAATTTGGAATAATGGCAGCCTCGTTTGATCGCATAGTGCATGATACAACCTTTAATATAAAAGAGAAATCCCTAACGCTTCCGAGCGAACCTGACGTCTAATCTGAAACGAACAAGACTGTTCCAACCGCCCAAAACTCATATCTGTACTTATGTTTCTTTAGGTCCTTCATCAACTCGCCTTTGGCTCGTGCTAAGAAGCAGCATCTTAAATTGGTAATTACTTTGAGGTTTCTGGGCAGAACTTTGCTATCCAGAAAAGTTCAACCCAGGTGGGCAGATCAAACAACTCGCTTCTTCAAAGCAGGGCAGGTTAGCGGTCTCCCTATTATGAGTTTCTTTCTGTCTTGCGACAGTAACGCAGACTATGTGACCTGTTTGATAAGATCACGAGTCTTGTAGGTTTCCAGTTATGGTTATCCTACTCACTTACACCGACTGATTTGGCAGCGTCTTCCTGCCCATTGTGTATTTCGTAATTAACTGCCAAGAAGCCTTTTCTTTGTGAGCGATAATTTTGATCTGTGCGAGTGGTGCTGACGCGCCCAAGGTCCCTGGGTGGAGGATACTGCAGAGTTTCCACTCAGCGAGGAGTCCTGCAATCGCATTGCGCCGTGCAAGGTCGTTTTCGGTAATGTCTGTGGGTTTTCCATCGAGCGCAAACAGTTCTTTGAAATGAAGGATGGCGTAGCGGCCACGCTTATGGAGAATGTGGCAAGATTGGTAGAGAATCTTTTCTTTGCGAGAAGAAACTCCAATTCGAGAGAGGGTTTCACGAATTTTGAGAAAATCCTCTGGTGTCGTGAGGGCAATCTCAACGCCGACCCCGCTGAAAATATCTTCCATGGTTTCAACTCGCTG